ATGTCACCGCTCTGGAGCCGGGTGGCCACATTGCGGATGCCGTCCAGCACGGAGTTGGAGGCCTTTTCTACACGGTAGCGGTCATGGCGGCGGATGACCTCAATGAAAGAGGCCGCCGATGGGTCCACAATGATGGCGGACACATGCAGGCCATCAGCCAGGCGCTCCAGCTCCGTGTAGTGCTCCTCATCGGTGCGCTGGCGGCCCTCCTTGCGGCTGTCATAGTAATACTCCCGCATCCTGTACCACTTGCCGCCAGCCTTGCCCCAGAGGCCAATGCTGGTGGGGTTGATGGTGCCATAGTCGCAGGACATCATGTACTTTTCATAGGGCCTGGGGACGCTGGGCACCACATGAAAGTCCTTGTTGAACATCGTGTAAATAAGCCCCTCCGCCACCACCCACAAGCCCCGTATAAAGCGATCATAGAAAACGCCGGAGTAAAGGCTCTCATACCTTGCCTTGACTGCGGTGGAGAGGCTGAGGTTGTCATCCATGGTGAAATGCAGGTGCAGCATTTTCCGCTTGCTGGCCTCCAGCACCCACTTGGTATAAAACCAATGGCTGGGGCCCTCTGGGTTGCAGTTAAACCACAGCTTGGCCCCCTCAACAGAGCAGCGGGCCGTGGCCTGGTTGACAAAGCTCTCCGGCATCAGGGCCACCTCATCCAGCAGGATGCCTGCCAGCGTGATGCCCTGGATGAGTGCGGCGCTGCTTTCGTCCTTGCCGCCGAACAGGTAAAAGCTGTTGCTCTTGCCGTTGGCGCTCACCACGATTTTGTTTTCAGTGCGGGGTTCCTTGAAAGAGAAAACGCCCGCCAGCCAGACGGGCAGGTTGCTTGTCACATTGCGGCGCAGGCTCTCAATGGTCTTGCCGCAGATGGCAAAATTGCAGCCGTCAAAGCGGGTCATGGCCCACATGATAAAGCCCACCGTCATGGCCACCGTCTTGCCGGAGCGGATGGAGCCGTCACAGATGATGCCGTCATAGACCTCAAAGCCGGGCCTATTCCACCAGGTCATGGCCAGATTTTGCCGGGTACTCAATCTCTGGTATTTCATCCGTGTCTATCTCCTCTCTGGTGCTCTGGTCAATGACCTCAAAGATGTTATTCTCTGGGGCCTCGCTGCCGCCGTTCTTGCTGTCGAACATGCCCAGGTGCTTGGCCAGCAGCTCCAGGGCCTTGACCTTATCGTGCACCTTGACCTCCGTGCCCCATTGCCCCTCCTTGATGGAGGCAATGGCCTTGCGCTTTTCATCCGGCAGCTCGGAGGTGGGGGTGATGCGGACAATGCCATTTTGGTTGACAGTGGCGAAGTCAGCACCGTTGGCAAAGGCGATTGCAGCCAGTTCCTCAAGCACCTTTTCCTGGGTGATTTCCACCCGCTTTTGGCGCTTGGCCTGCTGCTTTTGGATTTCGGCAGAAACTTGAGTTTTATTGAGTAGTTCCACGGCTATCCGGGAGGCGCTTTTTTCGCTATATCCGGCACGCTTGGCAGCCGCCGTGGCATTGAGGTCCACAAGGTATTCCTGCACAAATCGCTTTTGCTTTTCAGTCAGCTTTGCCATCTCACCACCCCATCACATAGTAAAAGCCGCCCTCATCGGACGGCTCTAAAAAATCGTTAGAATGAAACAGCGGCAAGGGTCTGGGTTTCATCATCCGTCACCTTGCCGCTGTTCAACCAAGGAGGTATTGCATCATCTTGAGGCACTACCCGCAGGATATAGTGTACCACAGGAACACCGAACAGAACGAACAAGTTACAGTTGGACCTCTGTGCCGTCATCTGTTTCCGGCTCCGTAGCCTTGATATACCTGTTGCACATCATCCGCACGCCGTCAGCGGTGTTGCTCCCGCCGATACATGCGGCCACCTGCTGCCACGGCAGTCCATTCACAAAGCGATATGTGAAAACCTGCCGGAGGAGGCTGTCCTCAATGGTGGTGATGTACCTCTCCAAACGGTTGCGCTCATAGATGCACTGCTGGAGTTTTGCCTCAATGATGCCCTTGAGGTCCACGATCTCCGCCGCATAGCGGCCCACACGGTCCCCCACGCCGGGGCTCCGGGGCATCCCGGACAGATCTGACGAACAGGACACCGCCCTGGCCTCCAGCTCAAGGAGGTGCTTTTTGTCCATCTCGATCTCCCGGTTGAGGTAGTAAAGCTGGGACAGTTCTTTCAAAGTCACAAATCAGCACCAGCCTCTCCACGCCACACGGGTTTGCAGTTGCCCTCACCAAAGGTGCACTTGACAGCACACACCCGGCAGGGGTCACCACCGGCCATGACAAAGCGCAGGTCCGCCACGGCCTTGCTTAGTTTCGCCTCAGCAAAGCGGGCACGCTCCTGGGCCCTCTCGCAGGCCACCAGCGCATCCGTGGCATCCTGGACAGGGGCAAGCTCCGCATCCAGGGCCGCCGCCTCCTCTGTGATGCTCTTGGAAACATTGTTGACGGTCTGGAGGGCCGTTTCCAGGATGGCGGCGTGCTGTTTCAGCAGTTTAATATTCAGATTATCGCTCATTTTGCGCTCTCCTTTACTCGCTTAATTCTGGCCTTGAGTGCGGACATGACGGCCTCATGGGTGTCCTGGCGATCTCGCACCGTGGCCATGACATCCTCATCCTGGCAGCCCTGCACCACAAGATAGTGGACGAAAACCTTGTCATAGGGGGAGCCCTGCCGGTATAAGCGGCAGTTTCCCTGGTCATTAAGCTCAAAGGACCAGTTGAGGCCGTACCACACCACATGCTGGCCGCCTGCCTGGAGGTTGAGGCCGTAGGCACAGGAGGCCGGATGCACCAGCAGCACATCAACCTCTCCGTTGTTCCAGGCCTCCTCATCCTCCACGGTTTTGTAGACCCTCACCCGGAGGTCCTTGCGGTGCTTTTTCAGCGCCTCCAGGATGCGGTCACGGTCATGCTGGTAGCCGTAGAAAGTCAGGCAGTGCTCTCCGTTCAACTGCTCCAGCAGCTCCAGATAGGCCTCCAGCTTGCAGTCATGGACCGGCACGATGTGGCCATCATTGCTATACACAGCGCCGTTGCACATTTGCAGGAGTTTTCCCACAAGAACGGCGGCAGAGGCGGCGGTGATGACATCCTCGTCCACCTCCAGCAGCAGGTCACGCTCAAACTGGTCATAGGCCCGGCGGGCTTTGGCATCCAGCAGCACCGGCACCTCATGCTGGATGAAGTCCGGCAGCTCCAGGTAGTCCTCCGCTTTCATGGAGATGCAGATGTCAGAAATGGCATCCAACACGGCGCTCTCCGCACCGTCTTTGGCCTTGTAGGAAAAAATCTGTGTGCGGCTCCGCTGGTCAGGATCAAAATAACGCTCACGGTAGGCGCTCAGAGATTGCCCCAGGCGCTCTCCGCAGTCCAGCAGGTAAACTTGTGCCCACAGGTCAATGAGGCCCTTAGAGGACGGCGTGCCGGTCAGCAGGACCATCCGCTTGATGAAACGCCGCACCCGCCTCATGGCTTTCCAGCGCTTGCTCTGGCTGTTCTTAAAGCTGGTGCTCTCATCAAGCACCACCATGTCAAAGGGCCAGGCCTGTTTGTAGTAGTCCACCAGCCACTCCACATTTTCCCGATTGATGACATAGATGTCCGCCGGAGTGTTGAGGGCCTTGATGCGCTTGGTGGCGCTGCCCAGCACCACAGAGGTGCGGAGGTGCTGGAGGTGGTCCCACTTGGCGGCCTCCTTGCTCCAGGTGGCCTCTGCTACCTTTTTGGGGGCCACTACCAGGACCTTTTGCACCTGCCAGCGGAAATACTTGAGAATATTGACCGCTGACAGAGTGATGACCGTTTTTCCAAGGCCGGGACGGAGAAACAGCCCAACGGCAGGGTCCTCAACTACACGCTGGATGCAATAGGCCTGGTAGTCATGCGGCACATATTTCATGCGGGGAAAACCTCCCTCAAAAAGTCCTTTACTGCGTCCATCCCAAACAGCACCCGGCAGTCCGCCCCCCGTTTCTCCATCTCACTCCGCTGCCATTTCTGGACTTTGGCCAGCCTGCCCACCTCCGTTTTCAGTTCAACAAAAATGGTCTTGCCGGTGGGGGTGATTATCAGTCGATCAGGCACGCCGGGATTTCCGGGTGACACAAACTTATAGCAGAGGCCACCGTGCTCTTTCACCTTGCGAACAAGGTAGCTCTCAATATAGCTTTCTTTCATGGATTTCCTCCTTTCGGAACAGTGGAACATTCGCGCGTGTATGTAGCGCAAACAGGCGGTTTAGAGAGTTTTATTTTTCTCTATTCTCTCTAAATCCTCTCTTTTACCCTAATATAGAAAATGAATGTTCCAATGTTCCACTTAGCATAAAAGCCTTGCGGCGCAAGGGTTTTGCCCGGAACATTTGCCGGAACATTGCCCGGAACATGTTCCACCTGCCCGGAACATTGGAACATCTGAAAATCTCAAATGTTCCGGGCAATGTTCCGGGTCAAAGCCGCACCTTTTGAAAGCCCCGTTGCTTGCCGCAGTAGCCAAAGCGCAGGGAGCCTCTGGCCCTTTCCCACAAGGCGCTGGCCTCAATGATGCTGTTGATTTCTGCCGTGTCACTGTACCTCATATCCCGCTGCTTGCCGTCCAGAGCCTCACACCAGACCTCCAGAGCACACACACGGTCACGGGGCACCAGCTTGACATCTCCCTGCACAGCGCCGCCCCAGAACATCCGGCGGCGGTCAAGCGGCCAGTTCTGCCAGTCCTCCGGCACCGGGCGCTCCAGAAAGTCCAGTATGATGCCCTCACGGGTGTTGACCTCACGGTGGGCCTCCTGGGCCTTCTTAGCGGCGGCCTCAATTTCCCCTTTGAGGAAAAGCGGCTCTCCCGTCTGCCAGCGGACCACGGCCTCAGCCCAGAGCTGGTCAATTTCTCCGGGCAGATCAGTCCAGACGCTTTTGGCCGCCGGGGCCAGGCCCACATCCACCGGCCAGAAACGCCGGTTGCCGGTGCGGTCCCGCAGGTAGTCAGAGGTGTTGGTGGTGCCGAAGAACACACAGCACCGGGGCAACTCCTTGACATGGCGGCCATAGGCCGCACGGAAACGGTCAGAGCGCAGGGAGAGAAACTGCTTGATGCACGCCACATCCGTCTTGCGGAAAGCGTCCAGCTCACCGATCTCCACCAGCCAGACCCCCTGCAAAAGTTCAGAGGCCTCCTTGCCCTCAAAGGTGCGGATGCTGTCATTAAACCAGCCCCGGCTCATCTTATCCAGCAGGGTGCTCTTGCCAATGCCCTGGGGTCCGGCCAGGATGAGCATGTTGTCATACTTGCTGCCGGGCACCATGGCACGGGTGACGGCGGCGGTGAAAGCCTTGCGGGTCACCGCTCTGGTATAGGGGCTGTCCTCCGCCCCCAGGTAGTCAATGAAAAGGGTGTCCAGGCGGGGCACGCCGTCCCACTTGAGGCTCTGGAGGTAGTCCTGGACCTCATTGAAAGCGTGCTGTGTGGTATGGAGGGAGAGGGCCCCGTCAATCTTGCCGTTGCCGGTGATGTGGTGGACCTTTTCCATGTACCAGTAGAGGCCATTGTTGTCATTGTCATCCCAAAGGCGGCGTTTGGTGGAGGCGTTCCAGGGGAGCGCATCCAGCACCTCACCACGGCCCGCAAACTGGTTGAGGGCAAACTTGCCCTTGAGCAGCGGGTCATTCTCAAGAATAATCCAGACATTATCAATGGTAGCCTTGGGGAGGCCGGTCTGGCTGTTGACCTCCAGCCGGTCCATCCAGTTGGCGGGCTCTGCATCGTTGGTGGCCTCCACGCCCTCAAAGTCCTTGACGGCCTCCTGGTAGCGCTCCTGGCTCATCAGGGCGGACACATCGGGGTCTTGCGTGGCCAGTTCGCACATGGCACGGTAGGAGGGCAGGCGGTTGGTGGGAGTGCCCGGCTGGGCCTCATCGTCCTTGTCACCAAAGCGATGCAGACGCACCAGGTCAAAGGCGTTCACCAGCTTGCCGCTGCACGGGTCAGTGGCGTGGTGGGAGTAGAGAAACTTGCCGCTGTCATAGATGACAGCGCCGCCGGTTGTGGAGCCGCCCAGGTAGGTGTAGCGGCCCGGCATACTCTCCACCGGCTCATACATGCCGGGGATGAGCTCATCCATGGCACGGTAGATGTCATAGGTGCGGCAGAAAGCGCCCACAACACCGTTTTTGGCCTCCGGGTCACCCTGCTTGACTGCCAGCTTAGTGGGCAGGTTTTGGGAGCCGGGCACCTGGGGCCAGAGGGTGCAGTCACGCCAGTCCTCATACTGGCCCAGCAGGCCCTTGACGGACAGCAGGGGCTTGTCTTTCCACACATAGATGTATTGGCTGTCTGAGCAGCAGCTTGGCCAGTACATCAGACGGGACACCTCAAAGGTGGTGGGGTCACAGAGCTCCAGGCCTATGTACTCCGCCATCTTGCGGGCGATGGGCTCATATTCATCCGCTGAGGCCGTGCGGTCCAGCGGCAGCAGAACACGCAGGCGGGGTGCCGCCGGGCTGTGCTTACGGGTGGAATAGATGCAATAGCCGCAGCTCAGCCCCTCAACACGGCGCAGGACATCCTCCGTGCCGCCCGGTGGGATGTTGTCCAGGTCCAGCGTGATGACATCACGCCCGGTCACATTGTTGGCCTTTCGGCGGGGGCCTGACAGTGTGCCTGCCATAAAGCCGCCCACATCCTTGAGGTCATCCTGCTGGGCCTTTTTCATATTCAGATATTCTGCCAGGGGCTCAGTGCCTCTGGCGGGGGTCTGGAGCTTTGCCCACAGCTCAGAAATGAGCAGGGTTTGCGCCTGCCAGACCATGGCCCTCCGGCTGCTACCGGCGGAGATGGTTATTTTGCGGTCAAATTGCATGGGTCACACCTCACGGTTTCGGATGTATCAGGGATTGAGAAATGCGGTTGTCAAGCCGCTGGAGCTTGACGGTGCGCTGCTGGGTCACCTCATCACGGATGCTAAACATGAGCTTGAGCTGTTCCAGCATGATCTCAACATCAGCGATCTCCTCAGCGATGTGGGCAGCGTTGTCCTGGCCACGGAGGTTTTTGGAGAGCTCCTTGGTGAGCTCTGCCATCTCCTCCATGCAGACCGTGCACTGGCTGGTCTTGCCATAGACATTCACCGCAAGCTGGCAGATTGCCGTTTCGCATTTGGTCATCTAAAAAACCTCCCTGTCTTGCGGTCCCGGAGCTCAATGCGGGCCGCCAGCTCAAAGCCGCTTTCCGCAATGATAAACTTGAGGACCTTGATGAGAGTGTTGACCTTGGCATCCAGCGCCTCATGCCCCTCTGCGGACACTTTCTTGATGGCGTTGTATGCCGTTGGGTCTGCGTAGCCCTCAGCGTTTTCCCAGGGTTTTGGGCTCATTGGCCAGCACCTCCTTTTGCCATTGTTCGACATCTGCACCCAGCTCCTTGAGCTTGAGCCGTTCCGGGTACAGGTCATCCATTTCATAAAAGTCACGCATCCGGCGGTGCTCTGCGGCCATCGCCAGATAGAAGTCATGGAGCCGCTTGACCCCAAAGCCCAGGTGCCGGTGCAGTGTCCAGAGCACCATGCAGTCCACATCCAGAGCCAGCAAGTCATCTTTCTCAAGGCACTGCTGGTTGATTTCGTGCATCATGGCCGCCCGCATCTCCGGGGTCATAATGGACTTGCCCAGAGCGGAGAGCTTGATGTTGAGCGTGGGGTCTTTGGGCACCTGCACACCTTGGCGTTGCAGGTTTCGCCGCTCTTTTCTGTTCATCGCTTGATGCCCCTCCGGCAGCGCCCGGCGTTCTCATTGGGCTGCCAGTCCTCAACCACAAGGACCGGCTGGCCAGGGCCTTTGTCACAGATGAAGTCACCCTCACCAATGTACTGGCAGCAGTCGCACATGCCGGGGTCACACATCCGGGGCTTTTCACTCCTGGGTCTGGGTTTCCGCTTTTTCATAGGGGCAGCTCCTTTCTGTCACGATTTCACCGGCGCAGGCCGCATAGCCCGCCAGATCAATAAAGCTGTCAGGGCTGGAGCCGGTGGCGATGCGGGCTACCTTGAGCAGCGCCAGCATAGTGCCGGCATCCTTGGCCGTGATGCCATTGATGGGCATGATCTTGGCATACTCCGGGTGCGCCGCTCTGAGGTAGACACCCCAGAGCAGGCCGATGGTTTCAAAGTTGTTTTCCGGCGTGCCATAGTCCTGCTCACGCTCGCCGCAGACACAGCGGCGGGCGGCCTCCAAAATCTCAGAGCGTTTCATTGGGCACCTCCTTATTGAGCCATTCCAAAAGTTGCGCTTTTCCAAGGGACTGGCAAAAGGTCTTGGAGAGGAAAGCGGCCAGTTCCTCAGCATCCATGTTGTGCATGAGCTCCAGCGTGGTGGGGACCACATCCGGGCACTCCTGCATACGGAGCTTGTGGCAAGCCTTGCCCAGATAGTTCAACAGGCAAGAGCCAGCCTGGGGGCAGCGGTCACACAGTTTCATGGGCTGCCTCCTCAATGTCATCAAAGATGACCGGCACCTGGGAGCGCATCTGGTGGAGCAGCGGGATGGCCACCTCACGCATCTGCGGGTGCGCCGCCGGAGCGGTCCGCAGCTTGAAGAAATGCCGCCATTCCCGCAGGTTGGCCGTCATCACCACCTCAGTCTTGAGGCAGGTGGGCAGGACGGCACGGGCCTCTTGCGGGGTGCAGCCCCAGTCCAGCAGGTCAAAATAGGCGATCTCCGCCGCCTCACAGGAGCGTTTCCAGATGGCAAAGCCCTGAGCGTCCAGGAAAGAGGGGCGGATGACGGTGATTTCACTGCCAAAGGCATCCTTGGAATAGTTGCAGTAGCGGGTGCTCTCCTGGCAATAGGAGGCCATGCGGTGCCGGACAATTTCATGGGACACACCCCGGTCACACACAAACTTGACCGTGATGTCAAAGTGCTCCAGGACGGCCTCATGGCCACGCTTGATGATGCCAGCCACAAACTTGGCGGCGCTGGTGTCAGTGATTTTGTCCTCAGACTTATAGCAGACCCGCCCGCACAGCTCAATGTGCTGGAGGATGGCCTGGCCATCCAGCGGGGTGAGGATTTCGGTATAGGGGTTAATAATTTTCATGTGTCACGGTCCTCCTTGTCAGCTATCCCAACGCTTGTGGCAGATGGGGCAGATGTCAGTGTCAAGTACAAAGGCCTTTCCGCAGACGGGGCAGTTTTCGCCAAACTCAAAGATTTCAAGGCTCTTTGCATCCTCCGGCGGGGTCCATTCTCCACCAAGTCTTACGGCGGAGATATACACGCCCTCAAGCGGAATATGTTGCGCCACACAGTAGTTGCGGACCTCAACAAGCGTGGGTTGGCGCTGGCTCCCGGTAAAAATCAGGCCAGTGTAGTCCTCGTTCCAAGAGTGCGTGATTTTGTTGACGGCCATGTGCTCAGTCCTTTCCAGATAGAATTGCCCACCGCACACAGCGGGCGGGTGAAATATTAAGTAGTCACGGGCCCGGCCCATTGTTCCGCCATTGCGGCGGCTATGCCGGGGAAAGTCTTGGCCCTGTTGATGGGGTCCCGTTCTCTGCGGCCTTGAAAGCGCCGGTAGTTCCCATGTGCGTCTTTGCATCCGCCATTTACCCACGGGGTGACACCCTCCGTGATGATTTCGGTGGGGACCAGCGGGGGCAGCTCTTTGAGCCACAGGCATGTCCGCTTTGTGTATGGGTGCCCAAACTGCCACGGCTGGATTGCTTGGGTGTAGGGTGGTAGCTCCACGATTTTCAAAGGTGTGGGGTTTTCCACGGCGATCTTTGCACAGTCGGCGCTCAGAAAGCTCATAAAGAAAGCCTTGGCCTCCATTGCTTTGGCATATCGCTCCGCCACAATCTCACCCTTTACTCTCATACGGACGGCGCTGGCGTTGGTCAGATAGGTGCAGGGTGGGAAAGCAATGAGCATGTCCCACCGTCCCAGCACATAATGTGCGGAGCCGTCACAGGTCTTGAAAAAGCAGTAGCCGTTGAGCAGAGGGAGCACATCTTGCTGGATGTGCCACTCAGGGTGGCCGCCGGAGCATGGGATGAGGTCACAACTGTATGCCTCATGGCCCAGCTTTCGCAAAGCTATGGTGACCGCCTGGCTTTCCTCGCAGGCAACAAGGATTTGCATAAAAGCCTCCCTCAGCCCACCACCGCATTGGTAGCGGGGGGGGGGCTCGTCAGTTATTTAGTCTTTCTTAAAGAATGTGCCCACCCAGCCATCAGCGTTGAGCGGCAGATCAGCAGCCCACGGGATGGGCTGGCGCATGATGTTGACCACCGTGTCCAGCATGGTGTCATCATCGGCCCAGGGGGCGGTGTCAATGACCACCTCATCATGGATGTGGAACACCACCGGCAGGCCGGATGCCTCCAGGCGCTCAATGGTGTCCGCCAGGCAGTCACGGGCAATGGCTTGGACGCAGTTTTCCACCAGCTTGCCGCCGTAGGTTTCGATGCGTTTCCACCGTTTGGTTTTCTGGTCCATGCCCATGTAGGAGATGGAGGGGGTGCCCCATTGGTTTTCACCAATGCCGGGGCTCACATAGTAGAGCTTGCGGCCAGAGGGGAGCTGAATGGTGAAACAGTCGGTGCCCTGGTTGTAGTCATACTCACGGGCCAGCAGCAGGCCATTGATGCCCACACTGCCGCCCTGGGTGATGACCTGCACAGCGGCATTGTCCATGGAATACCACAGGTCACGGATGCGCTTGTTGGCCTCACGCCAGCGGCTCACGATGTCCGGCAGGTCCTCCTCTGGGATGCCCATGTCCAGAGCCCCCATGTTGATGAGTGCGCCCGTGCTGCCCTGGTAGCCCAGGGCCAGCTCTGCCACCTTGCCCTTTTGCCGGAGTGCATACTCTGGATTGCCCTTTTTGATGAGCTCAATGGGCACGCCGAACATCTGAGAGGCAGAGGCCTCATAGATTTTGCCGTGGGTGCGGAACACCTCCAGCCGCCATTGCTCACCGGCCAGCCAGGAGATGACACGGGCCTCAATGGCCGAAAAGTCAGCGTCAATGAGGACATGCCCCTCCGGGGCCACAAAAGCGGTGCGGATGAGCTGGCTGAGAGTGTCAGGCACGGAGCCATAGATCAGCCGGAGGGCATCCAGCTTGCGGTGCTCCACCAGCTCACGGGCCAGCGGCAGCGGCTCTGTATAGGTGCGGGGCAAGTTCTGGACCTGCACCAGACGGCCTGCCCAGCGCCCCGTCCTGTTCGCCCCATAGAATTGGAGCAGTCCACGGACCCGGCCATCCGGGCACACAGCGGCCTCAATAGCGTCATACTTTTTGGTGCTGGTCTTGCCCAGCTCTTGGCGTATCTCAAGCATCCGCTGGACCTGGGGGCTGTTGTCCTCCTTGCCCAGCAGGCGGGCCACGGTGTCCTTGCGGAGGTCCGCAAGTTCCTCTCCCATGGCCTCCTGGAGCCATTGCGTGAGCTGTGCCACGCTGTTGGGGTTGTCCAGTTTGGAGATTTTCATGGCCTCCTGGGTGAGGTTTTGGCGGGTCACATTGCCCAGATAGAGCGCACCGCTCACAAGGTCCATGTCCACGGCCACGCCACGGGCATTGATGATGAGGTCCGTTTCCCATTGCTTTTGCACGAAGTCCGGCACGGGGAAAGCGGAGAGCCGCCGCTCAATCTCCATCTCAGTCACAACATCCTGGCGGCAGTATTCTTTGAACAGCTCCCACTTGTCGGTGTCGTGCTGGGGCAGGTTGCGGGTGCGGCCTCCATTGGCCTTTGTAGGGGCGCAGGGGATGCAGAAATAACGGATGAGCGCCTTGCCGGTGTTGAGCTTGCGCTTGTCCTCAGCAAGCCCCAGGGCCTTGCCAGTGGCATCCAGGCCTGCTGTGTAGCCACAATAGAGGCCGTGGAACATGGTGCAGCGCCATTGGTCCGGCGGCAGGGTGCCCAAAAACTTGGACAGGCAGCCCCACTCAAAGGGGGCGTTGTATGCGTGCTTGATGTACTCCGGGGAGGTGATGGCCTGGACCAGCCACGGGGGGAGGCGTTCCCCCCGTGCCAGGTCAATGATTTCAACAGGCGCACCATCCACACTGTACGCAAAGAGCAGGATTTCAAAATCCGGGCTGGAGATGTACTTTTGCGCCCCGGCCTTAGCAATCGGCACGCTTGAATAGGTTTCAAGGTCAATGCTGAGATGGTGCATGATGTCCTCCAATTACATGGGCTGGCCGGTGATGGGGTTGATGCCGCCGGTGGTAGCCCAGGGCACCTGAGCAGCAGGGGCGGCGGGGGCCGCAGGCTGGACACCGTAGGCACCGGGGGTGGCGGGCATCGCCGCACCGTAGGTGGGAGTGGCCGCAGGAGTGCCGCCCAGCCCGGCGAAGTCGGAGGCGGCGGAGGCCTGGCCGCTCAGGGGCTCCCCGTCACGGGTCTTGAGAACATTGCCCAGACCACAGCCAATGCCCTTGTTGCCGCTGTTGGAGTAGCCGAAGAAACGGACGGTGACACGGCCATACATGCCGCTGTAAATGTCCGCCGGGGACAGTTCGCAGTTGATGTTGTCAATGCCCACCACCTGGGGCTTGTTCTTGGTAGAGGCGGTCATCACCCAATGGCCCTTGCACTCATCGCCAAAGGGAACACCGGAGGGGCGCACGCCGTCACCATCGTAGATGGGCACCTTGAGCATGGGCGGGCGGGCACCGTTCCACACCTTGGCCATGGCATCATTGGCGGCGGCCTGGATGGCAGCGTCAATGTCAGCCTTGGTGGCGGCATCGCTCTTGGGGATGAGCAGGGTGACGGAATACTTGGGCTCACCGCCCTGCTGGGCGGCTCTGGGGGTGGTCAGGTTGGCATAGGAGAGGCGGACCTCACCAGTCAGGACTTTCATGGCATCATTCTGATACATAATCTTTTGATCTCCTTTACAGTTAAATTACACTCTGGTGTTTGCATCAGGCTGGGCCTCAGCCCAGCAGGTTTGAAGTTTCACCCAGCGCTCATGCCGGGCTTTGCTCCGCTTTACGGCAGCGGTCAGCCGGTTGTTTTCCCGGAGCTTTTGGCGGTCCTCTTTTAGGCGGCTTTTCTTATTGAACACATTGCGCCAGCCGTTCTGATACTCAATACTGGCCTGTTTCCAGGCCTCTTTGCTTTCAATCACGGCGGCATCCAGGTAGAGGGTCATCTGACGGATGGCTCCCTCATTGCTCCACGGGTCCGCCAGGAGTAGCTTGAAAACCTTGCGGATGTTGGAGAGGGGCATGTCCTCCAGCCGGTCAAAATAGATGTCTGCATGGTAGTCCCCAGTGTTGATGGTGATGAGCTTGGTGGGGTCTGTGTACTGTGTGCAGCTCTCGCAGACCTCCGGGTCACGGATGACAGCCATACTGCCGCAAGCGTGCTTGCAAAAACGGCCCACGGGATAGCCCTTTTCCTCATCATCCAGCGGGATGGGAGGTTGCCAAGGGGCAGAATGGGCGCAGGTCTGATACTTACTCACTGGCGGTCACCCCGGCAAAGTCAGCAGCGGCGGGGTTGTAGGCCTCACGCTTGTCTGTGCTGAGGGCCAGCGTGGGCTTACCAAAGGGCTTGGTCACATAGCCGCCGATTTTTTCAGCAAACTCCGCCTTGCCCATCAGTTTCTCCATCTCAGAGAGCGTCTTGGGCTTGCGGTCATAGAGCAGGGCCTCATCATATCCGGCGGCAATGGCGGCCTGGATGGCGGCATCCTGGTCCGTAAAGGTGCGGATGCTCCGGCCAGCCACCAGTTTCCAGCCCTCAATGGGCTTGCCGTCCAGCAGGGCCTTGGTGGCGTATTCCTCCAGGTCCTTGTACCAGGCCACCAGCTCCTTGCCACGGATGAGGAGGTCACCGATCTCCGCATCAGAGAGGAGCGGGTGCACCTCATTCCCGTGCGGGCCGATGTGGGAAAACTCCTGGGGGACCATAGCGTCAGGCGGGACGGAGGCGGCAGGCACACAGTCCTTGAAGTCCTCCAGCGCCGTGTTGGTGTTGGCACGGGCACGGCACTGGGCCTTGCCACGGCAAAAACGGCAGTGGTCACCGGGAACAAACTCACCCAGCCCGGAGAAAGCCTTTTGTGCAATGGGTTTGATGCTCTCGCCCCAAGCCAGCAGCTCCTCCACGGTGATGGTGTCGGTGGTGTAGCTGTCAAGGCGGGGCTGGTCAATGGACATGCGGACTTTCTTGATGGCATCACCGAACACGGGGGCATAGCGCTTGAGAGCGCCCAGAGCGTAGAGCCGCATCTGCGGGTTGCCCACAGCAGACACCGGGACACCCTTGCCGTGCTTGTAGTCCGTGATGCTGAGGGTGTCCCCGCCAATCATCACATTGTCACAGGTGCCAAAGCCCTCCGGGACATATTCCCCAAAGTCCACTTGCACCTCCGCCGCCACAGTGGGCGTGCTGTCATAGAGCATGGCCTGCTCAGTCAGGTGCTCAATGTAGAGGTCACTGGTCTTGTCCATCTCCTCAGAGTAGAGCGGGTCCTTTTTGAGCTTGTTGAGGCGGGTGGTGTAGGTGCGGGAGGTCATCACAGTGAATTTCTTGAGGGTCTTGAGCTCACAGATGGCGTGGGCCAGGCGGCCCTCCTCCGCATATTCGCTGGTGCGCTCCGGCAGGTGCTCCTCAAAGCGGGGGGCAGCCGTGCATTTCAGCCAGCGGGATGCCGATGAGGCAGAAAGCAGGGCGTGCTTTTCGGGAGGCATAGGGCACCTCCTTAGAGCTGTGCGCCCAGCGTCCGCAGTTCAGTGGCAAAGACACCGTACTGGTCCGGCTGGAGCTGGGTGACGGCCTGCACGCCATACTTGGCCAGCAGAGCCAGCAGTTGCTCCATCTTGCCCGCATCCACCAAGCTGGCACCGGCCTTGGCGATCTGGTCAAGGGTGTAGGTGGGGGCCGTGGTCACGGGAACAGCGGGAGCGGGGTTAGTAGGGGCCGCAGTCTGGGCAGGTGTCGCAGGAGCCGGTGCAGGGGTAGGGGTTGCCACAGGCGCAGGGGTGGGCTGAGTAGGGACCACACTGGCGGGCGGCGTGGTGACCGGCGGCACCGGGGCGGGGGTAACAGGGGCGGCCACAGGAGCCACGGGGGCAGGAATGTCCTGGGGCACGGAGATGTTGACGGCGTTCTTTTCCAGCGCCGTGGTCAGCTTGTCAATGGCCTTGAGGACGGCAGCATCCGCCTCAATCTTGATTTTCATTTCCAACATTGGTACAATCCTCCTTGGTATCATCTTTACAGTCGCAGCGCTCACCGGGGTCAAGGTGGGCTCCGCAGTCAGGGCAGGTCTTATAGTAGGGCATTTCAGTCAACCTCCAGCACGCTTGTCCAGTATTCAAAAGCGGTCATAACCTTGCGGGAGTAGTCGGTCTGGTATGTACCAGCATCCCACAGCTTTCTTGCGCCGCCGGGCCCGCAGTTGTAGGCCATCAGCGCAAGCTCTGGCTCTCCATAGCTCTGGAGATACTGGGAGATGATATAGATACCGGCCTCAATGTTCCCGGCGTGGGTCATGGGGTCAAGGCCTTTTTCCAAAAGCCACTCGTGATTGACAGAGTTGATCTGCATGAGGCCATAGTCACCAGTGGCGCTGACGGCATCGGGGTCAAAGTGGGTTTCAACCTCTGCGATGGCAAGGGCCAGAGCATAGGGCACCTCATAACGCTCACAGCAGTCCTGCATGACTTCCTGGAGTTCGTAGCTGAGGAGCCGCCCCTCACTCACGATGTCATCACGATGGCGGGCAGGCTCCGTGGTTTCCTCTGGTGGTGCAGAGGGCTCCACGGGGCTCTGTTCCGGGGCTGGAGGGGTGACGGTTTCCGCTGTCACCACAGGCTCAGGGGTCTTGACCTCATCGTCCGTCTGGTGGGCACTGCATCCGCAGGCATAGCCAAGGGCAAACACAGTGGCAAGGACGGCCAGAATGGCCATGATGACCATGGCGTTGCGCCTCCGGGCCATGCGGCGCTGGCGGCATCGCCGGGAATACCGGCGGGCATTGGGCTCACTGGTGGTCATGGCGCTCACCTTAACCGTTCATGCGGCGGTTGATTTCCGCAATCAGCTCATTGGTGGTGTACTGGTCCAGGCCGCCATCAACCTCCACGGCATACTGGGAGGGGATGAGGAAAGCGGGGCGGGACCCGTAGGTGCTGGCGCAGTAGCTGAGGCCATTGCCATCGGAGTCCAAGCCCATGACCCAGGTATCATCCTCATCCACACAGGGGGTGCTCCAGGGCGTGGCGCTCCACTCCCAGCTCTCAGGCTTGGGCAGCAGACCGTGGAAACGGCGGATTTCATCAAAGGTCAGCGGGGCCACCTTGCACTCACAGCTCCCGTACTCCTTGGAGCCGTTGAGGGCGGTGAGGTCAACCTCACGGGTGATGAGCTCATCAGCGTGGCCCTCAGTCAGGGCATCCGCAAAGGCACCGTTGAGGTGCTCACGGAAAGAGCTGACGGCAAAGTTGTTGGTGGAGCCAAAAGAGCTCTTGATCTGGGCGGCGGTCACCAGCAGGGTGCCAGCCGTGCGGTGCTCCAGCACAATGCAGGGCTCCCCATGAAACTTGACCACCTGGCCGGGGGCCACATTAGAAACAGCGGTTTTCATTGGTGTTGTCCTCCTTGATATTGGTTTGCGTGGTGCGGCACATCTTGCAGATGGAGATGACGCTGAGGCCAATGTCAGACAGCTTTTCGGGATAGGTCAGTGGAAAAAGCTGTCCACACTTTTTGCAGCGGACATGTCTGGTTATCATCGCCATGGCTCAGTCCTCCGCATCGTCATCCGGGCCCTCAATATCAATGAGGTTTTCTGCCTGGACGATGATTTCAGAAACGATCTGCCGAATAGGCAGAGAGGTCTTTGCCCGCAGACGGCGGACCACTTTTTCCGCCTCTGGGGTCAGCCGGACAGTTCCGATGCACTCATCAGAAAGCCGGTTGCTTTTCAGCACAATGGGGTTGTTGCTCACGGTTTTGTCCTCCTTGGTTTTAATAGGTGCGGGATGTCATGCCCCGGCAGTTCGGCGGCCTCTCCGCTCAAGGCCCTGCTGGACACTGAGCTGGGCAAGTTCGGCGTTGTAGCCCAGGCGCTTGTCAGGGAGCCTTGTGCCGTCCCGGCCACGCCTCAGCTCCGCATAGACTGCGGAGGGAGAGATGCCAAGAGAGGCGGCAATGTCTTTGGCGCTCAGGCCTGCCTCAACCATCTCCTGGATTTTCTGCCGCTCCTCATAAGAGCGGAAAGCGTAGTCTGCCAATGCGTTCACCTCTTTTCACAGTCAGATTGTTGCCGTAGCGCCTCAGCACCTTAGCGGTACTGAGCGCACAGCAGGCCACAGATGGAGGTGGGCAGGTCATAGGGAATGATTTTCATTTCGTTGGCCCGGTCCATCATGGCGGTGATGCCGGAGAGCATCCACTCATCCACATCCTCCTGCTTGTCCAGCAAGATGTGCACGGCCCGGTGGAGTTCCTTGATGCAGTCCAGCATGACATTGGCGTTGCCCTCAGCGGTCAGCACCATGCACTGCACGGGGCCATCCTTGGAGCTGTTGGCCTGCATGGCCGCAACGGCCTCATCCTCCTTGGCCTTGTTTTCCAGTTCCTTGAGGTATTCCTCAGTGAAATAGAACACAGCACGCTGGAGCCGCTTGGCAACTGCCACCCGCTCCTCAGACAGCACCGGGGCCTCCTCAGTGGCGGGCTCCTCAATCCAGATGTTGGCCGTTTCCAGATGGCTGCTGTCAAGGTTGACCTCCAGACGGTCACCCAGGTCACAGATGTAGTCATAGTAGTGGCCCTCTGCGGTGCTCCGATAGACGGGGTAGCCAGCACGGGTGCTGCTCTGCACATCCTGCTCATAGTCGGTGGGGAAAATCTGGTTGACCTTGTTCCAAGCGTCCTGCTTGCTGGTGACTTTGATGTTTGCCATGATGTAGTCCTCCTTGACGGTTTCCTCTGGATGAGGAATAAAAAAAATTGAGCTACACAACCAATTCCTTGGTGTGTAACTCAATAATAGGGGCTGCCATTGCAAAAAGTCAAGAATAAATTACAATAAACTTGTAAAGTTGTATGAACGCACAAAATGAGTCGTGCTATTTGCGGCTTGTTTTGTGCGTTTTTCTGCATTTGGGCATGACAACAGCGCCGGTGGCCTCCGTGGGCTCCGGCGTTCAGCTTTATTGTGCGGCAGATCAGCAGGCGCTCATGTAGCTCCGCAGGAGGGTGGCCGCTGTCTGCCACCCCAGCACCTCCCGTGGATAGTTGTTCATCCACTCCTCTGCCCGGCGTATTTCCGAGATAGGCACCTCATCAAAGTTGGTGCCCTTGGGGAAAAACCGCCTTATTATCCTGTTCATGTTCTCGTTGCTGCCACGCTCATGTGGTGCGTGCGGGTGGCAGTAGTAAACGGTGGTGCGCTTTCCTTTCCGGCGGCAGGCCTTTTCCATACCATCGTAGTCTTGAAACTCACAGCCATTGTCCACCGTGATGCTCTGAAACATGGGGTAGAAGTCCTTGCCCAGGCGGCGCTCCAGACCGTTGAGCGCCCGGACCACGCTGGCGGCGGTATGGTCTGGCACCGGGAGGATGATGCCCGCCCTGGTGAGCCGTTCCGTGAGCACCACCAGCGCCCGGCTGGAGCCCACGGTGCCCATCACGCTGTCCATCTCCCAGTGGCCAAAAGTAGTGCGGGAGTTGATGATGGGGTCACGCTTATCAATGCGGGGGCCTTTGGCGGCTCTGGCAGCGTTCCGTTGTTCACCGTATTTCTCACCATAGTGGCGGCGGCCCTTTTCGTGTAGGTGCTCCGGGTTGAGGACCAGGAACACATCACCCCGGTAGATGTAATTGTAGAGCGTGGCCTCACAGACCGTGGTGTCAAACTGGGGCGGCTTTGCCTTGAGCTCTGCCAACAAAGCGGCGGGAGAATAGTGCTCCTCCACAATTTTCTGCTCCACATAGTTGGCAAAGTCAATATCATTGCCAATCTTGAGGTCCGGCCCCTTGGCCCGGAGGTTTTCCTGGTATTTGCGCTCCGCCATCTCCGGGCAGTAGCACCAGATAAATTCATAGTCAGAGGTCATCTGTTGGGTCCAGCCCCGTTTGATTTCGTTGTAGATGGTCTTTTTGCATACGCCCAGCGCCTCAGCGATCTTGGCCTTGCTGTCACCCACTTTGAGCATCTTTTCAATGACCAGGCGGTCCTCCCATTGCAGTTGATGAAAGCCCTTGTAATTCATGTGATACCCTCCTCAGAATATAAAAAAGCGGCGGGGTGATGAACACCCCGCCAGAAAAGGCTTTACTGCCCGTATCGGGTCAGCAGTTCGGTTGTTTCTCCGTCAGGGAGAATGTCAGCCAATGTGCAGTTGAGAGCCAGGCACAGCTTGAGCAGCGTGGCCAGCTTGGCACCACTCAGGTCTTTTGCACCTTGCTCATAATACTGGAGCATCCGGCCATTGATGCCAGCGGCAGCGGCAAGCTGGGACTGTGACATCTGCGCCTCCAGGCGCTTGGTTTGCAGTTTGGAATGGGTCATAGAGCAGCACCTCCGTTTAGTGTACTCTGATTATACACCAAAAGGTGTATGAAGTCAAGAACAAAAAAGCGGCCCACGAAAAGTGAGCCGCTGTGTCAGTCTTTGCAGTTTTTGAGCCTTTCGGCCAGCTCTGCCAACACCGCAACATCACGGTCCGCCAGGCCGGTGACATCCACCGTGGTGAGCCGTTCCAGCCCCAGCAGGTAGTCCGTGGACACGCCAAACACCTTGGCCAGGTCCACCAGGCACGCCGGTGATGGCATAGAGAGCCCCTGCTCCCAAGAGTTCACGCCGTTTCTGGTGATGCCCAGCCGCCGGGAAAGTTCCGCTTGGCTCCAGCCCCTTGCCTCACGCAGGGCTTTGATTTTCTCAGCGATCAACTGCACCGCCTCCTCTCACAAATAATTATAGTTTGCACATTTGGTATGTCATTATCAATAAAGGCTCCAATACTTGACACGCAGACAGGGTGCAAACTATAATGGAGAAAAGTCAAGAATAAACAGAAAAGGACGGTGAGCGGGGTGTATATTCGCTATACAACGGAGAGCAGCCGCCGGTGGTCAATCACGCCGGATGAGGAGGCTTTTCTGGCAGCGCTGGAGGCGGCACTGCGTCAGGGGCATAAAAGCGTAGCATTGACCATCAGCCGCATGGCCAATGGCGCTCTCTCCGTGAACAGCCCCAGAGCATACATGGGAAAAATCAAATTGCAGGGGCGTAAAACCTGGATGCAGTACATAGTCCGCAATGATGCGGAAAGCATTGAGGGTGCGCCACTGGAGGAGTACATCCACCATCTCAGTTTTTGGGTCAGATCAGCATAGGAGGTTTTGACATGTTCGGAAAGAAAAAGGCACCATTGCCGGAGGGCATCCGGCTCATGCACTATGAGGGCCTGCCCGGCTTTGCCCAGGATGCGCCCTGCTTTATGGAGCAGACAGCGGAGGCGCTGGTGTTCCGCCGGGTGGAGGGCCCCAGCGTGACCCTGCCGCTGGCCAAGGTTGACAGCTTGGACATCATGGATGAGCGCAATTTTGCGGCCAAGTACAGAGGCACCAGCCCCAACACCTCCCGCACCAATGCGGTCAAGTGGTATGCGGTTTTCACCTATGAGGACAAGCATGTGGCCATCTGGTTTCTGGGCGGCAAGGAAAGCAAAGTGCTCTATGCCCTCAAAAAGCAGATAGACAGCGCAGGCCAGGACATCACCCTATAAAGCAAAAAAGCCGGAGAGGTTTGACCCTCTCCGGCTTTCGTCTTATTCAGTGGTTTCCTGTTCTGCGGCAGGCTCCTCCGGCGGTGTGCCGGAGGTCTTGCTCAAGATCAGATTTTTCAATTTCACAAATACATCTTTGGCATAGAGCACATAGGCCGTGAGCAGCGCCAGGTTGGAGGCGGTCATCAAGTTCACGGTCTGCCCGTCCACATCAATGGCAATGATGTCCGGGTTGAGCCAGCCTGCCATGTAAAAGGCAATGAAACAGGCCGCCACAATGATGCCCTTGATGATGCCGTTGCGGAGTTTCACCTTGTCGAAACTGCCGTCAAAGAGGGCATTGAGGCCGCCCAGCGCGATGTTGACGGCCACCAGGAGCACCAGGCCAACGGCCAGATGGATGATGGAAGTAGTCATAGATTTCCTCCTTTACCCCACCAGCGTGAGGTCCTTGATGTTGACAGCCGCCGTGACCACGCCGTTGATGCCGATGACCACACGGGAGCCGTCAATCTGAATGACGGTGTAGGTGGTGGTGTAGACATAGGAGGCCAGACTGCCGCCGTTGTAGGTCTTGGCCCCCTTGGCCACCTTGACCCTGGAGCCCTTGACGATGGCCGGGACCACTTCCTTGACATCAGCGGCATCCACCCAGCCATAGACGGTGGAGGAGCTGCCGGTGGTCTTGATGAGGTGGTAGGGGTGCTTGCCGGACTTGGCCACAGCGGTGACCTTGGCCTCACCGGGCTTGCAGCTCTTGCCGTTGACAGCCATGGAGCTGATATAGTGCTTGGTGCCCGTAAAGGTCACCACGGAGCCCACAGCAAGCCCAGGAGCGGGCTTTTCATCCTTGCCGGGCGTGGATGCCTCCCCACCGCCGGAGGGCGCAGAGGTGGCCTTGGAGGCGTACTTGGGCACGCCAAAGCCCCGGATGTAGCGGCCATTGACGGCCAGCTTGCGGTAGCCAACGGCATCACTCATGTTGCCCTCAATGACCTTAATGGTCTTGCCATCGCAGGACACCACAATGCCAACATGGTCCGCAGAGCCGGTGTTGTCCGTGGTGGCGTAGTTGCTGCCGTCCTGCCAGTCATAGAAAATGTAGTCACCAGGGCTGGGCACATAGGCATCATTCTCCACCCAGGAGCCCAGCTTTTTGAAAAGGTCAATGTGGCGCTCACATCCGCACTCCGTGGGGATGATGTCCGTGAGGCCGCAGGCGATGGCCACAGCAGATGCAAAGGTGGAGCACCAGGCATCCGTGTATTTCACCGCATAGCCCCTGGCCAGGGGCTTGTGGGAGTTGTAGAGGTCAATGATTTTGCGGTGGGAGCCGTTGGCCTCTTTGCAGCCCAGATAGCTCACCGCAGTGTCCACAACTTTCTGCCGAAGTTCTTTTTCAGTCATTGAGCATGTCCTCCTTTACTCAATCTTTCAGCACGATCTCAGTGGCCCGGAGGGCCGCATCAGCACCGTACTTGTCCGCAAACTTGTTGAGAAAACGCTGGGCGTATTTCGCCCGGTTTTCATTCTTGCTTTTCCAGTAGTAAAAGCCGCCCCAGGCACCATCTGTCACAAAAGAGGTGCCGGTGAGCGCCGCAATGGCTGTGACATCATGGTCCGTGAGCGTCCCCACTATCGTGGTGATGCAGAGGAGGACGGAAATGCAGATGTGCAGCACCAGCATTTTCTTTGAAAACTCCATGTGCCCTCCTCCCCAGCTCAGGCCTGAGAGGCGGGGCGCTTATCGTCCCGGACCTCAAGCTCATGGATGGTATTGACCAGCGCCGTCACGGTGCCATTGCCGCCCAGAGCATGGTACTCCTTATACATGGCATTGACATTCTCAAGGCCGTGCAGAGTTATCCAGCCACGCTCCTCATAGTGATAATAGGATTGCACGATGCGGTCACGGAGGAGGGCCTGGACCCCCAGCTCTACCGCCTTTTGCCGTGCGTCTGCCTGCTTGTATTTCTTGTAGAGGTAGCCAACGGCGGGGACGGCTGCCACAGTGATGATGGTGGAGATGATAGACCAGTAGCTCCTCAGCGTTTCCAGCATCCTTTTTGTCCTCCTGTTGTTCAAAAATGAGAGGGGCACACCACACGGGTGTGCCCCTCCTGCTGGGCTGGGGCTTTAGACCTCAACCTCCAGGTCTGCCAGGATTTCCTCCACCTGCTTACGCAGCAGAGCGGGCACCTGGTCAATGGTCTTGCGGCCCTTGATGATGAGGGTAGCATACACAACAGCCATGTCTTGCACCTCCTTTCTCAACAGAAATAAAGCAAGCCGCAGGCGGAGCTCACGCATCGGTGCTCTCCTCCAGCAGCTTGGCAACAGCGTCACGCAGGTTGGCGGGGACATCATCCAGGGTCTTGAGGCCCTTGCGGATGAGGGCGGCATATACCTTAGCCATTCTCTCCACCTCCTGCCAGCATCTCATAGACCTCCGTGAGGGCCACCTGGGTGTTGGTCAGGTCCTCCTCCGTTGCCTGGAGCCGGGTCTTGAGCTCTTTGTTTTCCTTGGTCAGTTCCTCCAGGGAACGCTTGCGCTCATGCTTTGCCTTGAGGCTTGTGTTGTCATAGTAAACAGCCATTATTCAAAAGCACCTCCGATGTTAGAAATATAGCCGCCGGTGTCGCTGGCTCCACGCTCAACAGAGAGCTTGAAGTTGAACGCAAAGCCGTTGGCGGCGGTCTTATTGGTAAACACATGATTTGCGCCATTCTTGACATCCGCCGTGGCATCCTCCCAGACGGGGGTGGTGTCCTTGGCGTTGTTGGTGACCAGCACCTCCATGACCGCATCCACAGGCAGGGTGCCCACGATGTTCATAACCATCACAGAAATGGCATCATCCGCCGCCAGCGGCGCTGCCAGCGTGACAGTGGCCTTGGTCACCTTTTTGGCAAAGGTCACCGTGTAGGCGGCGCTGTCAGCCTTGCCGTCAGAGGCCACCACCTTGAGGGTGTGGGAGCCGTTGAGGATTTTCTGCCAGTTGGCAGCCGTGACAGCTTGGAATGTGTTGACCTGGCCCAGGGTTGCGGTGTAGGTGCGCTTGAGCACATTGTCCAGGTACTCCTTGACCGTCACAGTGTCCCCGTCCACATCGTTGACCGTGTACTGGAAGTTAAAGCCCGCCGTCTTGGTGCCCAGGTTGGAGCCATTGGCCGTGGAGCTGGTGATGGTGGGCGCAGTGTTGACGGACACAGTGCCGTCATCGCTCACAGAGAGGGTGGAGGGGAGAGTGAAAGCGGGGCGGGACCCGAGGGAGTCGGTGCAGTAGTTGCGGCTGACATTGCCACCGGTGTCCAAGTAACCGGCGCCGTCGGTGTTGCCCGTGTACGGGGAGCGGGTCCACTGAACAACGGCGGAGCCGTTCATGTAGGCGATCTGGAGAGAGCTGGCGATTTCCAGCGCCGTGCCCTCCACATTAAACCAGCTTGCCGATCTGTTCAGCTCAGTGGCAGACAGCAGGAAGATGGCACGCTCCAGCGTGCCAACGGTGTTGTTGCCGTTGCCGGGGGTGTACTTGATTTTCGTGGTGCCGATGACCCCACGGATGTCTGCATCAAGCAGGTTTTTGTAGGTACCGTTGAGCCAGCTATCAATGGCGCTGGAGGCGTAGGCATTGACATTGGAGCTGTGCCACTGGCGGGTATCATAGCAGTCCTTGCGGACCACCAGCGTGCGGCCCATGCCGTTGAGGGAGTTCTCATAGTTGTGCTTGGCAACATAGAAGCTCACCAGCTTGCCATTTTCCTTGAGCTGGATGATACTGCCCACAGCTTTGTTGCCCAGGGTGGTTGTGGCCATAGATCAGATTTCCTCCTTTAGAATATTTTGCACACGGTCCCGCACCTGTTGGCGCAGGGCCCAAGTGTTGCCATGTGCGGCGTGGGCATCCCACGCCTGCCAGGATTGCAGGATTTGCTCACGGGTCACCAGGCCCGCCGGGTATTCCTTTTCCCAGTGGCGGAGCTTGGCACGCATCCGCTTGATGCTGCTGTGCCGCAGCTTGCGGATGACCTTGCCGCTCTCCGTCAGGTAGGTGTGAAAGCCCAAAAAGTCAATGCCGTTGCGGATGGGAAAGATTTGGGTTTTCTCATTCAGTTCCAGCCCCAGGCTATCCATGTAGGCCCGTATTTCCCGGAGGCAGAATTGCAGGTATTCCTTGTCCGGGTGGATGAGGAAAAAGTCATCCATGTAGCGGCCATAGTATTGGATGTGGAGCTGTTCCTTGACGAAGTGGTCAAAGTCATCCAGGAATAGGCGGGCAAAGAGCTGTGATGTCTGATACCCCAGCGGCAGGCCGTCAGAGCAGTCAATATAGATGCAAAGCAGGTCATAAACAACAGGCTCAAGGTCCAGCTTTTTGAGCTTTTCCTTGAGCTTGTCATGGTTGATGCTTGCAAAGAAATGGCGGACATCACACTTGAGCACCCAGCCCTCAGCGGTGTGGTGCTTATTCCAGTAGTCCGTGAAAAATCCTTTGAGCCGGTCCAGGCCGAAGTGCAGGCCCTTGTTCTTTTGGGATGCGTAGTTGTCCAGGATGAAACTGCGGGTGATGCGGTCATAGAGGAGATTGTCCACTATGGCGTGCTGGACCACCTTGTCCACAAAAGCGGGTGCCTGCACCAGCCTTTTCTTGGGCTCATAGACATAGAACACACGAAACACACCGGGTCTGTAAATCTTGGTTTTTAGGATATAGACCAGGTTGACGATGTTCTCAAGCAGGCGCACCTCATAGTGTGCGGTGGCGGCTCTGGAGCGTTTGCCTCGCCGGGCGGCCAGGTATGCCGCATAGATCACCGCAAAGGTGCATATTTCAGAAAATTTCATACAAACGGATGGCCCCCTATCAGTGTTCGGCTGGCCAGCCTCTCCTCATGCGCTGTGTAGGTGCCGCATGATAGGACCAGTAGCCCCGCCACTTTTCTGGAAAGCAGCGGGGCATCAGCGCAATGTGTTTGCCTTGGCCTCACCAAGGCTGGGTATGACCTCCTTTGATGTGATGGACGGCACGGTTTTGGGCTTTGGGCTTACTCAGTCAGGCCTTACCATCAGAGCGGGGCGGGACCCGTTGGTGTTGGTGCAGTTGTTGTTGTTGACATTGCCATTGGTGTTCAAGTAAACGGCGTTGTTGGTGTTGTTCGTGTTCGGGGAGCACAGTGGAAAAATAGGTCATACCCAAATATAACAGCTCTCGGCTGGTATATCCTTTCAGGGGTTGCGGGCCAGGGCCTCAGCAATTTGCTGGGCCATTTGGCCCATTTTGGCAAGCTCCTGGTTGGCCTTTGCCTCCCGCAGAGCGGCGGCACGGTTGCTGTCATTGCGTTTCCAGTTGAAAGCCTTTTGACGCACCGGGCGCACCAGCTCTGCCCAGTAGTGGCACTGGTCACCAGAGATGTACTTGCGCTTATAGCTCAGGTTGATGTACTGGTTGAGGGTATCGCAGAGGATGATGACCTCATCAAGGTCCTTGAGGCGTTCCTCATACTCAGTTTCAAAATAACGGCCATCGGCGGAGTTGCATTTCTGGAGGATGGCGCTGGCCATGCGCTGCATGTCAGCGCACATGTGGAAAGTCTGGCTCTTGGGAAAGTGAGGCTTGCCGTCATCCTTGATTTTCTCAAAGAGCTCCTTTTCCACCATCTGGCCGTTTTCCATCACATAGGCCTTGACCTTGGTGTATTGGGGCTCTTTGACCTTGACCCGCTGGATGGTGTAGTCCAGCAGATCAGTGGCAAGCGGTATGATGTCATAGTTGGGCACTTAAAACTCAATCCTCCCTTGGCTTTCATTCCACACACCAGTGACCACCACGCCGGAGAGGTCCGTGGTGTTGGTCTGGACCTGCCCCTCCAGTGTGGTCACTCTGGAGCTCAAAGGAGAAACCAGGGCCTTGACCTTTGCCCAGAGGCGTGCTGTCTGGAGGTCATCAAGGTAGGGCCTTTTTGCCATGTCATTGGCCTCCTTTACTTGCAAATGTCATCCAGCTCTGTATTGGTGATGGCCACAAGGTCAGAGGCAAGCATGTAGGCGGTCAGGTCCACCGTACCGGCCAGCACATCCCATGTGGTGCCGTTCCAGGCCACATTGTCACCGGCGTTGACCCCGTGGGCCGCATCGGCGTTGACGATGTTCCACACATCGCCTTTCTTGTTGCCGGTGGTGGGCAGGTCTGCATAGGTGTCCTTGGAGCCCTTATACTCAAGGGCGCTGGACATCTTGGCATCCACCTCATCCTTGGTGTAGGCATCTGCAATGCCGTAGCCTGCCAAAGAGGTGGCCGGGCTCTGCTTGCCTGCCGCCAGGTCATAGGCGGCCTTGACGGCGCTGGGCGTGGCGGCCTTGGTGGTGCTGGTGTCATCGGTGGCGCTGGAGAGCTGCACCACGCCTTTCTGGTTGGTGGTGCCGTTCTTGACGGAGATTTTGCCACCGCTGACATCCACATTGGTGCCAACAGTCACGCCGCCCTTGACGGAGGCGCTGGCATCCGGCAGGGTGTAGTTGTTGGCGTTGGCCTCCACGCCGCCCAGCTTGGCCTTTTCCTCGTTGGTGTAGTCATTGGCGCTCAGGCCCTTGCCCTCCACCTTGTCCACCTTGGTGGTGTCAGAGGGGTGCACATGGTCACCACGGGCAAAAGCGGTTTCCGTACCAGCGGTAGCGGTGCCGTCCATCTTGGGCACGGTGCTGGATGCGGCAGCGCCCTCCGGCACATCCTTGGCAGTGATGAAACCGCTGTCATTGGTCAGATCAGAGGTCTTGCTGGGCAGCTTGATGTTGGCAATGGCCGTGGCCACATAGGTCTTGACCTTACCCCACAGGTAAAGTACACCATTTTCATCAAGCGCTTTCTTGCTGTTTGCCATTTTGGCTGTCCTCCTTATATGAGTAGTTTTTCAAGCTCCAGGTTTGTGATGGGCAGGATGTCTGCGTCACTGCCAGGAGCGCCCTGGGGGCCTTGTCGGCCCCTCAAATTGACAGGCTTGGGGTTTTCTTTGTTGCCGTCATTGGTCCAGCTCAGGGTGCACTCATCGCCCTCCACAGAGGGGTAAAAAGTGGTGCCGTCAATTCCTTGCTTGCCGGTGTTGACATACTGCACAGAGCCAAAGCTGGCGTGCATCATGCCGCCGGTGGAGAGCTTGACCGCAATGACCCTGGGCGTGGTTTCAAAGTTTACTGCATAGGTCACATTAGATCACCCCGTCCTTGAATATCTCCCCCACATTGACCCGCATGGGCTCACTGGCAATGGCATTGTCCAGATTGTCCCGCAGGCGGAGTTGCACCCAGACAGGCTCAAGCTCCGAAAAGAGGAGCGTGTCCTCCTGGGAAAGCGGCAGCGTGATGATGCCGTTTTCTTTGTCATAGGTGACAGCAGTGAGGTCCTTTTCCAGCACAGTTTGCCTGTTCTGCTGAAAAGTGATATACAGGGCAGATATAGTGATTGCCTCCGGCAGCTCAAAGGTCAGCACAGGGTTTGTGCCTCTCCGCATCTTGTTCACCTCCGCATCTTAAAACTCAATTCGGCCAAGTTCCTCATTCCACACGCCGGTGACCACTACATCCGTCAGCGTAACAAAGGTGACCTCAAAGCTGCTGCCGGTGACATTGGTGCCGTATTTCAGCTCCAGCGTCTTGAGGCGGCTGTCCAGCCCAGTGAGGTCCACACGGATGCTGGCGTGCGCTGTGTCGGAGTTGTTATGCTCATTCACAGCGCCCCCCACCAAAGCATTGACCTCCGGCTTGGTGTAGACATCGCCCTGCTGCACAGCATTGAGCGCCAGCGCCCGGATGTCGGAGTGGCTGGTGCCGTTGGTGTTGTGCTCTGCCAGGGCGCTCTCCATCTCCGCCCGGCTCACGGTGTCCAGGGCCGGGGTGATGGTGAAACTGACAACGGAGGCATCCGCCACCACGATGTGCATAATCATGGTGAGCTTGCCGGACACGCCGCCATCCGTGGACACCTTTTCTGTGTCGGGGGTGTTGCAGATGGCAATGAGCGTGCCGTCATCGTCAAAGAGGCCCATCTCACGGATGGTGAAACCACCCACGCTGTCATCAATGGTGATTTTCACATCAATCATGTTGGCGTTGGTGGTGCTGACTGCGGCGCTGGCCACATCGCCCTCCCACTTTTTGCCCCGGAGGGCGGTCTGGGCCACGGTGGGCTCATAATACTCACCGCCGCCGTCACCGGCAGCAGCGGTCTTGATGTTGACCTTGCCGCCGTTCAAGATGCACTTGGCGATCAGCGCAGCGCCCGCCGTGGTGATAACGGTGCCATAGTTTTTGGTTTCATTGGGCATAGTGCTTTTTCCTCCTATTCTTGTGGGTAAATCTCCACAGTGTTGTGATACTCCAGAGCACCCACAGCAATGGACTTGCCGGTGCTTTCCATCTCATGGACCATCATGGGCCAGATGTTGACCTCATCCTCATACTCGGTGTAAACGGCGCAGGTGATGGTGCCATAGGACTGCAAAAAAGATGTCATCAGCACCCGCATGTTGGCCGGGCGCACCATGAGGAGCATATCCAGGATTTCTGCCGCCAGAGCATCCGCATCCGGCAGGACGGTGTAGTCAAGCTGAATGTTGATAGTGTAGTCCACAATGCTCTCCTCATGCCCCAGCTCACCGCAGAGGCCGGTGAGCCAGTTCTTGAGCCAGGGCAGAGTGTAGGGCAGCTCCAAGTTCCACAGGGCTTTGATGCGGGCCTTGCGGACCTCCAGCGTGTCCGTGTCTTTGGGGCGGATATTCAGCTCACGCTCCCACACGGCCACGCCGCTGGCCGTTGCCGTGTCCAGGAATTGGTTGGCAAGGACCAGGGCCAGAGCGTCCCACGCAATGGAGATTTCTGGCTCATTGGCGGCATTGATGGCTTGAAACTCAAGCACCTCACGGAGCACCGGGGGGAGGTAGTCAAGGAGCTTTCTATCCATTGATGTCCCCCCTCACCGGGATGCTGTCCGCACCCAGCACAAGGTTTTCCTCCTTGCCATTGATCTGCGTGTCAGCAATGTCCGTTATCATGTCGGAGCACTCGGAGAGGATGCGGCTTTCAATCTGGGAGATGCGGACGGTCA